GAAAATACTGAAAAATAAATCAAAATGGACTTGAACCAAAGAAAATTGACAAAATCTGAATGGACATCCATAGAAATACCAATAAACGATAATGAAAAAGAAATATTATCGCTTATTACAAATGGGTTTAATAATGTGAATATTAAATATAATAAACATAAATCACTTTTCGGATATCTTAAAATTGACTATAATGAAACAATGGAAGATTATTTATATAATAATTATTTCTCTGGGAAAATCAATGACATCAATGCAAAATATAACATGAATAGTATATTTAATATTTATGTAAAGGCAAATCCAATTATCAAAAAAGCGGACCTAATACGAATATCCAAGAATTGTAATGACAATATTAAAAAATCTGACATTTTTGAACTTCTTCTTATCAAATTACTTGACGAATTATTAAACTATAAAAACAAAAACAGTTCAGGATCAAAATGGTTGAATTATTACTTTACACTATACAAATTAATAAGAATTAATGTAACACAAATAAATAGACACATAACTAAAATTGTAGAAAATGCAATCACACATTTTGAAAATGAAGTGAATATGTTCAATATAATCTCGGGTTCAGTTGATTTTATTGAGAAAAACGAATTGATGTTGAAATATTCTGATTATACTCTTTATGAACATCAAAAACAATTATTCACATTCGTAAAAAATAAAGGACCTAAATTAGTTCTATATATTGCTCCAACTGGAACTGGCAAAACATTGTCTCCCATTGGATTATCAGAAGGGTTCAAGATTATATTTGTATGTGCTGCAAGACATATCGGGTTAGCATTAGCTAAAGCAGCTATTTCTGTAAATAAAAAGATTGCATTTGCATTCGGATGTTCTTCTGCCGATGATATTCGTCTTCACTATTTTTCAGCAAAAGAATTTTCCAAAAATAAAAAAACTGGAGGAATAGGTAAAGTTGATAATAGTATAGGTGATAAAGTAGAAATTATGATTTGCGATATTAAATCATATTTACCTGCAATGTATTATATGAAATCATTCAATCCAGTTGAAAATATTATCGTTTATTGGGATGAACCAACTATTACAATGGATTATGAAAACCACGAATTGCATTCTATAATTCATGATAACTGGAAGAACAACTTAATTCCAAATATGGTTCTATCTTCAGCAACTCTTCCGAAAATGGAAGAATTAATGGATACTATCAATGATTTCAAAAATAAATTTTCCGATGCAGAAATTTATAATATCGTAAGTTATGATTGCAAGAAAACAATTCCTATATTAAATAAATACGGATATGTTGTTTTACCTCATACATTGAGCGAAGATTATGATGAAGTTATGAAAGTAGTAGAACATTGTGAGAAAAACTTGACATTATTGCGATACTTTGATTTAAATGAAGTCGTTGAATTCATAAAGTTTGTAGAAAATAATAACCTCATACAACAATCCGCTACTATTTCAAAACGGTTTCATTGTATTACAGATGTCAACATGATGAATATTAAACTGCACTATTTATTTGTTTTGAAGAAAATACTTAAAGGATCGTGGGGGTCTATTTATATTTCTATGAAAATCAACAATAAAAGGAAAATACAAATTAATAATTTTGTTGATCCGAAAGGAAATAAGATGAAAAAGAATAATAGTATAGGTCCAGGAATTTGTGAAAATAGTTCTACTTCTATCCATGATGGAAAAGAAATATCTAGGTTATATAGCGAACAAATCGTAAAAAATGATAGCAATGAACAGGCTGGAATATATATAACAACAAAAGACTCATTTACATTAACAGATGGTCCGACTATATTTTTGGCTGAAGATGTAGAAAAAATTGCGAAATTCTGTATTCAACAATCGAGTATTCCTGTTAAAGTAATGGATGATATTCTGGAAAAAATAGAATTTAACAATAAAATAAATTCCAAAATTGATATTCTAGAAAAGGAATTAGTTGAAATTAATGATAAATATATTATATCCGATGATAATTGTGATAATTCAAAAAAGAGTGACACTAAAACAAAGAAATTAACTACAGAAGATAACAGAAAAACTGACCAAATTAATAATGAGCTTGATAGATATAGAAGTATGATAAATCCAGCCCAATTGAATGAAACATTTATCCCGAATAAAACATTGCATTTGAAAAAATGGGTAGACAGTAGTATAGAAGTCGGAAACTCATTCACAAGTGATATTGATGAAAAAACTATAATAGAAATAATGTTGCTGAAAGATATTGATAGTAGTTGGAAGATTTTGTTATTAATGGGAATTGGTGTTTTTACTAATCATCCAAGCATTGAATACACTGAAATCATGAAAAAATTAGCTGAACAACAAAAGTTATATATCATAATAGCATCGAGTGATTATATTTATGGAACCAATTATCAGTTTTGTCATGGTTATTTAAGTAAGGATTTGAATTTAACACAAGAAAAAATTATTCAAGCATTAGGTAGAATCGGTAGAAATAATATCCAACAAAACTACTCTATCCGTTTTCGGGATGATGAACAAATAAAAAAACTATTCTATCCCGAATTGGATAAACAAGAAGTTCGCAACATGAATATACTATTCAATAGTTAAAAATGTTTTAAACTCTGTGTACCTTTTGTATCATTTGAATCATAACTTGTTTCTTTTATAAAATTAATTAAATCTATATTTTTATTATTTTGTTCTATATCTTTTTCAATAACTTTTGCTGAACATACATCATCCGTTATTGTTTTTTGTCTTATTAAATCTTTCAGTTCATTTGGTAAAGGAGCCAAACTATCTCTCATTTTCTTGTTATTCAACCCAGAATTGTCATATAATTTTACATAATTTGAATAACATTCATCCAAAAATGTTTTACCATCAGTATGTCTATTATTTGGAAAGAGAGATAATGTCTTAAAAATATTGGTTGATAATAAATAATACTCCTTTGAACTATTCAATTCATTCTCCATTTGATTTTGAATACCAATAAATATTTCAATAGAACCAATTATTCCACAAATCAATGATAGAACACAATTAGTTATGGATATTGTTTGCTGAATAAAAAAAGGTTGAGCACCTACACTCACTACTGAATTTATTGCTGATATAATAATTAATGGAATACGATAATATTTCAAGGATTTCTTCAAACTCAAATATCTTTTCTTATGTTCTTTTGCAAATAATACTGAATTCAAACGAATGTTTTCTAATACTTTTTCAATGTCTGGCGTCCAATGTGTCATTATACATTTATATAATATTATTTCTTTCACTACGACACAGAGAACACCTATTAATATTGTGTATATTGCAATTATTGAAACAAGTTCGGCAAATAAGATGAGAACAATTGTAACTATTATTCAATTCAGAATTACCTTCTCTACAAATTGCGCAACAAATATTTACATTCTCATCATTTACAACTTCATAATTCATCTTTCTAATATAAAACGCAATAGAAGGGTTAGGATCTGAAGACTTCATATTGTAATAATTTATGATTGTTTTATTTGATAAAACAAAACAATCTCCTTCTTCTGCTATCCTTGAAGCATTATTTTTACTTATTTCAACCAATTCATAATTACTGTATCCAAAATGATTTATCAATATTGGAGTTATATAAGATATTAAATAACTTATAGTAATTCTCTCATTTAGAACCATCTTTATAATTTTACTATTTGCTGTATAAACTTCTTTCACATAAATATTTAATTTTGTCATTCTATATTAACTTCTTTTTTTTGTTGGGGTCTTGGATTTCTTTTTATTATTTTGTTTAAATCAATTTTTTATTTATTTGGGATTTTTTTTTTATCATCCACTTTATCTTTGAAAATCTTATTTCCCAAAAATAACTCAAATGAAATCTTTACAAATGTAAATGTAACTATAATTACAAGTATCCACCCAATAATTGTTTTGATTACATTATTAAAATCTATGGATGATTTACCAGGCAATATCTTGTTCAAATATTTTATATTCATTTTTAACCCTCCTAATATTATTAATGGAACTATTAGATCACCAACTAATGAAAATATTAAATCCTTTGTTGCTACACCAATACAAACACCGGCTATTGTTCCAATTATATTATTTTCAATCAAAAATTTATTCAACTCTATAAAATATGATTTTATTGGACTTTGCATATAATATTTGTATATATTTTATTTTTTAAAGATAACAAATATATCTCTCTCTAATTGTTTCTTTACGAATGTTTTTTTGCTTTTATGAACGCTAAATCTTGGTTTTTTCTTATAATATTTGAAAGCAATAATCAAATATTATAATAGAATATATAAATGTAAAAATGACACGATAATGGTGTTTAATTGGAGTATGCCAACCCACCCATGCCACTCATTATGCGCAACACATTGTAGTTGGTAGCATAGACACGAACCTTGGCAGTCTTTGTTCCTTCAACGGTAGCATTTGAGAGAACAAGTTGAAGAGTTGCGTTGTCAATTCTGGAGAAGTTGCAAGTTCCACTTGGTTGATGTTCTTCTGGGCGAAGAGCAAATGAGTAAACATTGATACCTTCATCAGGGGAGCGAGTGTGGGATTGGTAAGGTTGAACCCATGAGAAGTAAGATCCTTCAC